TCCGGAAACAATGTAACCGTGCAGATTAACTGCATAGTGAATAGTTTATATTTACGTATTGCATTCTATAGTATGACGAATAAACAGAATTTTAGAGAATTCGTCAGTTTAATAACGTATGGGGATGATAATAAAGGTTCTGTTCACCCTGATATCCGTGCCGAGTTTAATTTTCTGACTCTTCGGAGCTTTTTAGCTCAGCATGATATTAAGATTACTCCACCTGATAAGAACTCCATCCATGAGGAACCTTTCTTTCCTTTATATAAATTGGATTTTCTTAAAAGACAAAGCCATTTTATTCCAGAAATAAATAGGAAAATCGGAAAACTCGAAGAAGGATCTATTTTTAAGAGTTTATGTTATAATGTGGCATCATCTTCTGCAAGTAAAAAAGATGTTGCTGCTAGTTGTATAGACTCAGCTCTACATGAATGGTTCGCTTACGGTAGGGAACACTATGAAGAACGTCGTCACCAATTAATTCAGTCTTGCACTGAGGTCGGATTAGCAGATTATAGTACCCTTCAGGTTACTTTTGATGATCGTGTTGACTTATGGCTTAAGGCTTACGTACCCGAGGCTTGACTACTTTTGGTACCAATTTTTGTTATATTTTGTTTATGTATTTGTAGAACTAATGTAATATATATATTTTTAATTTTCTCTTATTCTATGTTCATGTCTAATACTAATAGTGCTCGATATGCTTCCGAACATGGAAATGCCAGCCCTGCCAGAGAGCTGGACAACGGTGTTACAACAGCCGAAAATGTTGATTTTGATTTAAGTACTTTTGATGAACTTTTAGATGAAACTTTTATAGACCCGTCGCGTGACAGCGATATAGATGGGACCACTACACTGGATGACTTTTTCTCTCGTCCGGTTCTTATTCATGAGTACAATTGGGATGTAGCCACCAATTTTTACCAGACCTTTAATCCTTGGAGCGATTATTTTTCGGATGCAAGAGTAGTTAATAGATTGTGTCACTATAATTTATTACGTTGCAATCTCAAAGTTCGCATTCAGCTGAATGGTAATTCTTTTTATTACGGGAAATTATTGTGTAGTTATGTCCCCTTGAAGTCATTGGATCAAATGTCTAGAAATGCAAATGGTGCCAATGATTTTACGACTGCTTCCCAGTTACCCAATTGTGAAGTTTCTTCAACTTTATCTGAAGGCGCTGAAATGAAGTTACCAATGATTTGGATCAAGAACTCTTTCAGTATTCCCTATAGAGAATGGGAAAACATGGGTTCACTGACTATGAGATCATATTCTGCGTTGCGGACGGCTAATGGGTCTACTAATCCCATTTCTGTCGCAATATATGCGTGGGCTGAGGATGTTAAGTTTGGAGGATTGACGTCTATGAAACCTTCAACTCTTATTCCTCAAGGTGATGAATATTCCGTTAAACCCGTTTCCAGATTATCATCTGCAATTGCTAATTGGTCCGGAAAATTTCAGGATGTACCGTACATTGGTAAATATGCTAAAGCTACATCAATCGGAGCTTCCGCAACGTCTGAGATTGCAAATCTTTTTGGGTTTTCCAAGCCCTTAACCATTGATACTGCCGTAGTCCAACGTAAAGCTAAAGCTGGGTTGTCGAATTATAACAGTCAAGATGATGCACACAAACTTGCTTTTGATATAAAGCAAGAGGTCACGATTGATCCTCGTGTAGTTGGAGCGCCGACACGCGACGAAATGTCCATTGTGGACATAGCGATGAGGCCCTCCATTCTTAGTATACCAGGTTGGGACACGTCTCAAACACCGGGAGCCATATTGTTTGCTTCTACGGTTGATCCGTGTGTGTGTACTCAGGCATATCCCGCTTATGGTGAATGGTTGCTACCTGCTGTTGCGTTTGCTACTTTTCCTTTTAAATATTGGAGGGGATCATTGATGTATACTTTTGACTTTATTTGCACATCTTTCCATAAGGGTCGAGTTAAAATTACATATGATCCTGCTAACGTCCCAAATGTTAATCTTATGAATGTAACTCGATCTATTATTGTAGATCTTGATACCACTAAGAAGGTAGAATTCTGTGTTCCTTGGAGCCAATCGTCTGCTTTTAAACAGCATATTCCTTTTGGTTCTACCACAGTTTGGATGAACAATGGAACTATAAGTCCTCCTGATCTTGATAGAGTTGGGAATGGTGTGATTACTGTGAGCGTTTTAAATAGGCTCACCTCTCC